GTTAATGGTGTATCTGGAGGACTTGTATACTACCTAAACCAATCATTAAATACTAGTAGTGCAATAGGCACTCCTACATATAAGCAATGGTCTGGTACACCTACAGGTGGTCCAGAACAAACAGTGATAACAAATGTTGCTGGTAGCACTAGAACACTAATTGCTACATTTGCCACTGACTCAAATCAACCAGGAGTAACAAGTTTACCTTCAGGACTTTGGGCTTGGGTGAACCACTTCTCAATAGATGCCAACGTTAGTTTAAAAGTGGATGTGGAGCTTTACAAATGTGACTCCACAGGTGGAAGCGTGGTACTTTTAGGAACCACCAACATTGACACTGAGTCACTGTCTACTAATGTTATTAAAGAGTTTTTCACAGATCTTTTCCTTCCCCAGACAGCAGTTCTTGCCACTGATAGGCTTTATTGTCAAATCTATGCTGAGCATACAGGAGCTGGAAACCAAAACATTACATTCTATACAGAAGGAACAAGTAACTATTCCTACGCACAAACCACATTCACCCCTCCTTCTGGAACCAGCGGAACCAGCGGAACTAGTGGCTCAGATGGTACATCGGGTACCTCTGGAACCACAGGCACCTCTGGTACTTCTGGAACAACAGGAACCTCTGGAACAACGGGAACCAGTGGTACATCAGGCACAGACGGAACTAGTGGCACCTCAGGTACCACAGGAACGTCTGGTACATCTGGTACTACGGGCACCTCTGGCACCAGTGGATCATCTGGATCATCAGGCACAAGCGGTACTGATGGCTCAGGAGGAAGTAGCGGTACTAGTGGTACAACAGGCACCTCGGGTACTACAGGTACCTCAGGAACAGCAGGAAGTAGTGGAACTAGTGGGTCTTCAGGATCTTCTGGAACATCAGGGTCTTCAGGCACTGATGGTAGTGGAGGAACTTCTGGAACCTCTGGTACAAGCGGTAGTAGCGGGTCTTCTGGTACTACGGGTACATCAGGTTCTTCTGGTACAAGTGGATCTAGTGGATCTTCAGGAACCACTGGTACGTCTGGAACATCAGCTACAAGTGGGACTTCTGGAACCTCTGGTTCTTCTGGGTCATCAGGTTCTTCAGGTTCTTCAGGGACAGCAGGTACCTCAGGTATAAATGTAGGTTCTAGCGCAGTTATTATTTTAGGTGGTGGTCCATGCTCTTCTGTAAGATGTGGTGTAAGTAATATTACACTAGGCGATTGCTCTTTTGCAATAGGCTCTAATAACACTGCCTGTGCATCTGGATCCTCTATATTAGGCGGTGCTGCTAATGCCGTTTGTGGAGTTGCTGCGGATGCTCTACTTGATACTAGTATAGGTGGTGGTTCTGGTAACTTAGCCACCAGTGCTTGTTCATTTATAGGTGGTGGTAAAGGTAATACAGCTTGTGGAGCCTACTCTTTAATTGGAACAGGAACTCAAAACATAGCTTCTGGGTCTTCTTCATCTGTTATAAATGGTACATCTAACTGTGCCACTGGTTGTTTTTCATCTGTTATAAATGGTTGTGGTAGCTGTGCAACAGCTCCTTTCTCTACAGCAGTGGGATGTAACATCAATGCATGTAATGCTTGTACATTCTATGCTAATAATCTTTGCTCTTGCAATGATGTCTTTGTAGCCACACTCACCTGTGGAAACCCAGTTTGTTCAGATGTAAATGGTAAACTTGTTAACTATCCAGGGGCAGCAGTGGCTCCTCTTTCCTATTCAATATCTGGTTCAGCCAGTCCTATTGGAGGATTAACTGTAAGTGGTGCTAGTTATGCACAGAACAATTGTTCTCTTGCTAGTTGTACAGCAAAGGTGTTTGGTGGATGTTTTGAACTAGGATCAAGTTGTTTTCACACTTGCAATATTAACTATTATACCACTGCTGACTGCACCTACTATCCAGATTTAAGAGAGGTATGTTTTACCAATCTACAATATCTTACAAGCACTATTTCAGTAACAGGACTTCAGACACCTTTATTGTGTTCTATTTGCCTACCCTGTTTAACAGCTGCAGTTGCTCCAATAATTTTAAGTCAATCTCCCATTACAAATTTATGTGTTCCCAATCTTGAAATTGCTAACACTATACAGTTAGGAAGCTATACTTGTCAAATATCATCACCTTGTTGTTTTAGTTTTCCTAAGCTATCTGCTGTAACAAGAAGTCTCTACTTAAAAAGTTCAAAATCTCCATCACTTCCTTGTTTAGTAAGCGTACAATCAGGACTTATATTTGAAGGAAATGGAGCCCTTGCTAATGGAAGCTGTCTTCCTTGTCTACGTTGTGTTGGTGGAGAGATGGCAATGTATGATACTAATACCTTTTCTACTATTTCATCTTGTTTCTGTTTTCCTGTTCTAGAAGAGATAGGGGGTCAATTTTCCATAGGTAGACAATGTGTCGCTTGTACTCGATCAGGACCAATTAGAAGCATTAATTGTGTTCATATACCATGCTTAACAAAAGTTGGTAACTTTGCATTGAATATTACAGGAACAAAATGTATAGACTTTAGTAGATTCACAAGATTTGGAATTACAACGGGATGTACTTTTTTTCTGTGTTCTTTACAATGTCTTTCAACTATTTGTTTACCAAATGTTACAACGCTTGGATGTTTAGAAATTGCCTCACCTTTTCTATCAACATTTACAACTCCTTGTGTGACAGCAATCACAAGCAGTTTTAACTTTTTTTGTACATCATTTCTTACATGTCTTGATTTTCCTAGATTAACTGAGATAAATATACCCCAATGTGGCCTAGGGTCTGGAGTAAATATTAATGTTTGTTCAGCCATTGATTGCATTAGCTTTCCATGTTTACAAACAATAAGTTCTATAAATGCTCTTAATCTTAATTTTGTATTACAACCTGTTTTGTGTTTTCCAGCTCTTACAACATTTATAGCTTCCGCTGAATTACCAATCCTTACATCATCTTGTAGTAGAATTAGATCAGTATGTTTCCCTTGTCTAGTTGAAGCAGGAGGTTCATTTGGAGCTAGTAGTGGTGGAAGTGTTGCCAGTACATTGGAAGAACTGTGTGCTCCTGTTCTAACAACAATTTGTAGAAACTTCTGTTTCTGCACCTTCACCGCAACATGTCTTAGCCTACCCTGTTTAACTACAGTGGATGGCAACTTTATAGCATTCATTCCTTCTGCAAGATGTATTTCATTACCTGCACTTTGTAATGTGAGAGGATGTCTTTCGCTCAGTACTATTGGTGTAAAAGATATTTGCTTATCCTCTTTACGTGAGGTGGGATCTAGGCTTACGATCGGTACTAGTTCCTCTTTTTGTTTTCCATGTGTTAGTTATATTGGAGAAAACCTTGACGTACAAACTTCTGTAACTGCTCCTACTGATATAGTATCTTTACCTGCTCTAACCGTAATTGAAGGTTGTCTTGCGGCTTGTGGTGCTTATTGTATAAATGCACCACTACTTACAAGGGCCAATACCATACTCCCTTGTTCTCCAAATATATGTCTAAACTTACCATGTCTTACAGCTGCTACATTCGTGATTGGTACTAATAGCCTTTCCTTACCAGGTGTATGTTCAAACATCTGTGAGTCATTTGGTTGTATGCAAATTTGTGCAACCTCAAGTACTAGAACATACGTTGACTTTCCATGCCTGCAGATGACGCAAGGACTTGTCATTAACAGTTTTTGTAGTAATTCATGTTATAACTTCCCATCTTTAAGATGTGTTGGAGATGCTGGACTAAACCTCTGTGGTAGTAATCCAAACACTGTAAGCTATCCTTGTTTAGTGTGCACCACTGGAACTGTAGGTGTTGTTTCTGTAGGTAGTACACTTTTCAAAAGATTTAATGTTCCATGTTTAACTACAGCAGGTGGTCTTTGTATAAACGGTGCGAACGCTGGTTGCTTTAGTGGAGCTTGGGATTTTCCATCACTAGTCAATCTTAGAACAAGTGGATTGGTAGTATTCAATACCACCTCTGGTATGGCACTCAACATGCCTTGTTTGAGATTCACAAATGGGTTTTGTATTTCTAGCACTTGTTTTCCTATAATTTGTTTTCCACAACTGGAGTGTATAGGAGGTTCTCTTTTTAGTGTATCTATATCCTCGAACGCTCCTACCACAGATGTATGTTTTCCTTGTTTAACTAGGATATCAAATTTTGCAGGTCTGACTGTTAGTAATTCAAGAGTAATAAACCACTGTTTTCCAAACTTAAACTTTGTTAGTGGAAACCTGACTATAGGCGCCCTCACTATAGCAAGATGTTTGAGTCTTCCATGTTTACAGTGTGTAATGGGAAGTGTTAACTTAGGAGGGCAATCTGTAAGTTGTCTTAATATTCCGAACCTGGAGTATGCACATAGTGGATTTGCCGTCTGCCCAAGTAATAATGTAAGACAATTCACAATTCCTTGTATCACTTGTGTAAGAGGTGTTCTTAATACAGGATTTAATCCTAATGTGTATTGTGTCAGTTATCCTAAATTGGTCTTTGCCGGATGTGTTGACCTGTCTGTTATGGGTAGTAGCCAGAATGCTTGTATTAATTTACCAGCTTTACAATGCGTACAGGGAATTTTTTGTGCAGCTAGTAACCAAGTATTAGTAGATATCAACGTACCATGTTTAAGTTATGTAGGAGGCAATCTTATCATGAGCAATTTAGCCATCATGGACACAGAATGTTTCCCTGTGTTAGAAACAGTTGGTGGTTGCGTCGTTTTAACTAGTATGTGTAGATTGAGATCTATATGTCTTCCTTGCTTGACTAATGTATATTGTAACTTCCAAGTTACTACTAACTCAAATTGTTTAAGAGACATTACGTTACCAAAGTTACAAAAAGTTTTTGGAGTTTTTGATACTAACACTTCTTGTCTAAATATAGTTTGTGCCCCTGTTTTGTCTTATGTGGGAGGAACATGTCTTAATCCAAATGGCGGTATAACTTGTTTATCACTACCTTGTTTGGTATGTGTTAATGGAACTTTTTGTGCAAACAATATATGTACAGCAACAATAGATCTTCCTTGTTTAAGATTTGCTGGTAATTTAAGTTTTAGTGGAGGAGCAACAGTGCACACCTGTATTAATCTTCCTTCTTTGTGCTATGTTAATGATGGTATAAATTTAATCAATCTACCAAACCTCTCTTGTTTAAACGTTCCCTGTTTACAATATGTTGGCGGAAGCATATCGTATGCTACTCCATTAAACTGTCTCACCACTACGTGCTTCCCTGAACTTAGAACAATTGGAGGTAATTTTTGTTTCTCTTTTGCGAGTTGTATTGTTAATCTCTGTCTCCCATGTGTGTCATGTATACTTGGTGATTTTAATATAGATGCATCTTCTACTGGTATAAGAAACTTGTGTCTTCCAGAACTAGTTGATGCAGGAAAATTTCTTTTAGGATGTAATGCAATATGTCAACTTTGCATTCCTAAACTATGCCGCACACCAGTTTTTGAAATAGGAGCTCAATGTATACCTTGTTTAGTGGTGCCATGTTTAGTGCATGCAGGACGTGTTTTTATAGGCGCTGGCCTTGCTATAAATTCAATTGGAAACTGTCAAGTGTGCTTTCCATTGTTACAATGTGTTGCAGGAGGTAATGCTGGAGGTAGTGGAGCATCAACTTTCGCTGTAGTATGTCAAAACTGTATGACACAGCTTTGCGTTCCAGTTTTGAGATATGTAAATGAAAATTTTACATTAAATTGCGGAGCTCTTCTCCCAGCCATTAGCCTACCTTGTTTGACTACTGTAGGATGTACTTTTCGTGTAGAAAACTATCCATGTTTAACTTGTCTTAGTGCTCCTGCGCTGAACGTTGTTGGATTTGATGTTTGTATTGCAAACAATGCTCTTCTAAACTGCATAAGTCTTCCTTGTTTGAATAATGCTTCGGGTTTAACTATATGTAACTTACCCTGTCTCACATCTATTTGTTTACCAAATACAGATTCATTAGCTCTTAATGTAAATCTTTGCACCTTAAACGGACTTACATCTGCTTGTTTCCCAGTTCTTCAATTTGCGAATGGTGTATGTGTTGCCACTGCTCCAGCATTAACAACTCTTAATTTTCCTGCATTGGTGAGCACTAATGCTGGAATATGCGTTACCAACGCAAACTCACTAACAACTCTGTGTCTTGGTAATTTACAAGTGTATGGAATCTCAAATGCAACCACAGGTATAGCTCTAACATGTTTAGGGGCTCTAACCTGTTTAAATTTGTCTTCTGTAATAGCATCTCCTACGTGTTTTGCTCTTAACCTTTGTTGTATGGCAAGTCTGGTTTGTATAAACATGAGTAGTATTGAGCGTTTGGGATATGGTGTCACTGCAGCTCAGCCTATCATAAACCTTGTATGCGGTACAGGTGCTTTGTGTTGCATCACCCTGGGAACAGGCTTGAAGCAAGTGGGAGCATGTTTAGGGAATATAATAATTACATCTGCCTGCTTGTGTCAAAGCTCTGTAGATGACATCCTTATTAGACTAGCCTGTCTGGATGGAACTAATGGTACCATACCTTTCTGTGGAAGAACGGTGTGTATAACAGGTGGGTCATCCACCCCATCAGCTGCAGGTATAACAGCCCGAACCACCCTGATAGCACGAGGTAATACGGTATGTGTGAACTAATAAAAAAGGCCCTCTTCGGAGGGCTTTTTTGTTGAAAAAAGATTTGGAAGTTACACAAAATCTTCCTAGATTTGTCCCAAATAACCATCAATGAATATCATCTTCTCTATCCAAGGGGGTGCAGGCAAATGCGTTATGGCAAGTGCTGTCTGCAAAGCTATCAAAAGAAAATACCCCAAAGATTTCCTCATCGTAGTTTCTGGATATCCTGAGCTCTTTATCAACAATTATTATGTTGATAAGGCATTCTCATTTGCTGGACTTTCCTACTTCTATCAAGACTATATAGAAGACAAGGATGTTATGGCAATGGTGCACGATCCTTATGTAGAAACAAGCTTTCTCCATCAGAATCAACACCTTATAAAGACTTGGTGTGAGATGTATGACCTGCCTTATGAAGGAGACATGCCTGAGATTTTCCTTACAAAAAGGGAAATTGAACACTTCCATAAGAACTTTAACCTTGATAGACCTCTTATGATCCTTCAGACTAATGGGGGAGGGGATCAAAACTTTAAGTATTCTTGGGCTAGAGACATGCCCTCTAGCACTGCTATAGATATCATCAACCACTATAAGGACAGATATCTAATTGCCCACATTAGAAGAGATGATCAGACTGCCTATGATAACACAGCCAAGGCTACAGCTTCTTTTAGAGAGCTTACAGCCTTAGCTATGCTGTCTGAAAAAAGGCTTTTAATAGACAGCTTTATGCAGCACGCTTGTGCTAGCGCCAACCTACCTTCCACTGTCTTGTGGGTAGCTAATAGCCCTACAGTGTTTGGGTACGACATGCATACCAATATCACGGCCAATCCTTTTACCAACAAACCAGATATCCGACAGGCCTATCTAACCAAGTTCAATATTGGGGGAGAGCCTTTTGAGTTTCCATATAACGATGAGCGAGAAATCTTTGATACTGAAAAGATTATCATGGCTCTAGAGGGTGAAGATGTTTCATCATCTTGTTCTAACAAGATAATTACACCCCCAATCAAAATAGGAAACAACATAATCGGAGACTAATATGAAAAACGTATTCTTTTTAAGTAGCCTACCTAGGTCAGGCGCAACCACTCTACTAAACATCCTTGCTCAGAATCCAGACATGCATGTTTCCTCTGTGTCTGGTCTTATAGAAATGCTCAATGGTGCCAAGGATAAGCTAAGGCTCCCTGAGTTCTTCTTTCAGGATGCTAACACAAACACCTCCCAGTTAACAGGGTTTTGTGAGGCAGCCATACAGGGCTTCTATAAGGATGTGGATAAGAAGTACATCATAGACAAGAACAAGAAATGGGGTATGTATAGGGACTTTGTAAGTACATTCTACCCCAATCCCAAGATCATTTATATAATCCGTGACATACGAGAGGTGTTCTCTAGCATGGAGAAGCAGTTTAGAAAGAACCAGGCTAGAACAGATAGCATCAGGATTCCTGATGAGATGAAGGGAACCAGCCTTCCAAAACGTGTTGATATATGGATGGCCAATCCTGCTCTTGGACTAGCTCTAGAGAGTCTAAATGACATTGTTAGACAGGGATATGATGATAAAATCCTCTTTGTAAAGTATGAGGACCTGTGCCTATACCCAGAGTCTGAGCTCACCAGAATATACCAATACTTAGAGATCCCTCACTTTAAACATGACTTTGATAACATTACAAAGGTGGTTAAGGAAGATGATGAGATATACAATGGCTTTCTTGCTCAAAAGCTAGGTAGTACTTTTAAGCTGCAACGAAAACCCTATGACTTTAGACTGGTGCTTGGTGCAGATGTTTCTGATTGGGTACATCAAAACTTTAAGTGGTTCTTTGACAAGTTCAACTATAAAAAGTAAGTATGAAAAAGAGATTCTACACTAATGTTTATGGACTAGCCAAAACTGACCATTTAAAGAACAACCTAAAACACTCTTTAAAGTTTGCATTGTTTCCAAAGGATAATGCTGTAACCGAGTCAATTATTAAGGGTTGGCAGTATGAGGAATATATATTTGACTTCATTCGCACAAATAAACTACAGGTGGAGGGCACAGATATTATAGATATAGGTGCTAACAATGGTAACTTTACAGTGGACTTTGGTATACTTGCTGGTAATACAGGAAGAGTGCATGCCTTTGAACCTCAAAGACTTATCTACTATCAGCTCTGTGGAAACATATTTATGAATGGGCTAGACAATGTCTATTGCTATAACGTAGCTCTTGGGGCTGAGGATGGTGTAACAGAGATTGAGGTGCCTAACTATCATGATACAGGATATGTAAACTTTGGGGATGTTGGTATTAAGAATGAGTCCACTGCACGTCCCACTGAATCTGTCAGGCTCAGGACACTAGACTCTTATGAGTTTAACAATCTGTCTTTTATTAAAATGGACACACAAGGCTATGAACCTATGATTATAGATGGTGCTGTTAAGACTATTGAAAAACACAGACCTGTCATGATTATAGAGTTTGAAGAACCCAACCTTATGAAGTTTGGATATACAGATCAAACGCTCAGAGAAAAGATTGAAGCATTGGGATATAAGGTGGAGCTAGTACATCCTGATCGACAGTATCAATCCTACAGTGGGAAATCACTAGACCATATCTGTATACCTAACGAAAAGCTAGACACAATAAATTATATACCACAATGAGGATATGGGTGAATGGAGCTTTTGACGTCCTTCATATAGGACACATCAGACTCTTAAAGCACGCGGCAGCCATGGGCCATTTGAGAGTGGGGATAGATACAGACGAAAGGATAAAAGAATTGAAGGGCCCCACAAGGCCCTTTAATAGTTATAACATACGTAAGGAATTCCTAGAATCCCTACGCTTTGTAGATGAGGTGGTTGGGTTTGGTTCAGAAGGAGAGCTTGTAGAATGCATAAGACAATACCAACCAGATATCATGGTGATTGGTAGTGACTATAAAAATAAAAGGATTGTAGGAGCTGAATATATAAAGAAAATTGTTTACTTTGACAGGACTTCACATTCAACCACACAAATACTTAACAGATGCTAAAACCAATATGTAGCGAATGTTGTACTGTTCCCAAAGGATGGGGACACGAGCTAATAATTGTAAATAATGAACACTACTGCGGCAAGCTACTTGTGTTCAATAAGGGATGCAAGTTCTCCATGCACTACCACATGATCAAACAAGAAACGTGGTACGTAAACAAAGGGGAGTTTAGGTTTAACTGGATTAACACAGAAACAGGAACAATACACAATCAGTTTTTGCATGAAGGAGAAGTTGTGACTATACCAATAGGTATGCCTCACCAACTTGAGGCAATAACGGATGGCGAAATCTTTGAAATATCAACACAACATTTTGACTCAGATAGCTACCGCGTATGGAAGGGAAACTAAAAATATATGTAGACATCGATAACACTATCTGTCATACAGAGGGATCTGATTATGAAAACTCTATTCCAATTCCTGAACATGTAGCCAAGATAAACAAGCTGTATGACGAAGGTCATGAGATAGTGTATTACACCGCTAGAGGTCAACAGTCTAGACATGATTACAGAATGTTAACAATCAAACAGTTACATGATTGGAACTGTAAATACACTCATCTTATAATGAACCATAAACCCTCTTACGATCTCCTAATATGTGATAAGACCAAACGAATAGAAGAACTATGAAGAAGATATTAGTGATAGGAGAGCTTTGTTATGATGTATTCATTTATGGAGAGTGCAAAAGACTCAGTCCTGAGGCCCCTGTCCCAGTGTTTAATCCTATAGATAGGCAGATATCAAAAGGGATGGCTGGTAATGTTGCAAGAAACATAAGAGCTATTACAGAAGACTATGATGTAGATTGCATGCATCAAGTTGAAGTGATTATTAAGACTAGATATGTAGATAAAGGAAGCAATCACATGTTCCTAAGAGTGGATGAGGGGGAGTATGGAAACATATCTCCTCTTGCACTTACAGAGCAAAGAAAAGAACTTATTCGACAGGCTGATGCTGTTCTTGTGTCTGACTATAACAAGGGCTTTTTATCAGAGGAAACACTATATGAAATAGCCACACTAGCTAAAAAGAGTTTCCTAGACACAAAAAAGAAACTATCCCCTGAAACTATTCTAGCCTACACGTTTGTAAAACTTAATGAGGAAGAGTTTGAAAAGAACAATACGAGCGACAGGAATCTACTGCTCAAAATAATTGCTACACTAGGTGGTAAAGGAGCTAAGTATATGGGTATGCTCTATCCTACAGAACCCAAAGAAACGATAGATGTTTCAGGAGCTGGGGATACATTTCTAGCTTCCTTTGCTATTAAGTATTTACAGCTACAAGATATTGATGTAGCTATTAACTATGCTAATAAAATGAGCTCTATTGTTGTATCTAAAAGAGGCGTAAGCACACCATGAAAGTATTAATTACAGGAACAAAAGGATTTATAGCTGGTCAGCTAAAGTGCTATTTCAATAACCCACTAGAGATTAATGAAGATGCACTTGTCACTACAGAGTGGTTAGATGAACACAATCCAGATGCTGTGTTTCATGTAGGAGCTTGTTCTAACACCCTTGAAACAGATGTTAATTACATCATGGTTGTCAACTTTGAGTCTACAAAAACATTGACAGACTGGTGTAAAGCTAATAATAAACCTCTTGTCTATTCTTCATCAGCAGCCTCTTACGGAACTAATGGTGAATATCCATCTAATCTATATGGCTGGAGCAAATATACAGCTGAGCAGTATGTGATTAGTAACGGAGGTATAGCTCTTAGATACTTTAATGTTTATGGACCAGGGGAGGAACACAAAGGTAAAATGGCATCTATGGCCTACCAAATGTTTAAAGCTGGGAATGCTAAACTATTTCCTGGTGACCCTAAACGTGACTTTATATATGTGGATGATGTAGTGTCTGCTAATCTACATGCATTAGCACACTATAGTGATTTGTTAGGAAAGAAATATGACGTGGGACTTGGAGCTGCACATGGTTTTGAATACATTGCAGACACACTAGAAATTCCTTACACTTACCATGACGTTTCAGCTATACCAGAAGGGTATCAATTTTACACCTGTAGTGATATAAAAGACTGGATGCCTGGATGGGCACCGCAATACTCTTTGAGTAAAGGACTACTTTCAGCAAAAGCTTATTGGACTACACTAGAGAAACAAGTTTAAATATCAACTGCAAGGATGATATGCTTGTGTGACACTCCCACTGTCTATCTGTACCCTTATGCTCTGGACACCAGTCCCAATCTCCTGGATCAAATCTATTCTTAGCCTTGTTCCAACATCCGTGACACACAGTTGTATTAGTAATTCTAATACAGTTATCTGTAAACTCATGGTCAGCTTCTGTAAAGTTGGATATCATTACCACCTTCTTGCCCATAGCCCAGGCCAACCAACTAAGCCCGCTAGATAGGCCTATAAATAGATGGCTATGATGGATGACATTCATAGTGTTTTCCATGGATGTATCCTCTATCTGCTCACAGTTGTCAAAAGGATTCTTTTCTTTGGACACATTTACCACCTTATATCCTTTCTCATGCAGAAAGTTAATCACTGATTGCCATCCTTCTTTAGTCCAGAACTTACAACCTGCTGTAGAGTTGGTGGCTATGGTAACATATTTACCATATAAATTGTTACCAGGTGTAAAAACTATTCTAGGTCTAATCTCTTGATAATCAAGACCTAATATATTAGTGGCTGCCTCTTGGAGCTTCACTGTATTACACAAAGCTGGTTCCTTGTCTGGATTGTAGAACCAACCTATTGTATACATACCAAGAACATCATCAGCCTTTTGACCAGGCTCAATAAATTCTAGCTCTGGGTAGGCATCTTTGAACAGGAAGTTTTTGAACGTGCTCACTATTACATGACAGTTGTGTTTCTTCTTAAACTCTAGCACGTAGGGCATCCAAGCTATCGTGTCTCCTAAGGATTTACTATCAAAGGCTATATAGACACGCTTACCTGTATAGTCTAGTGTATAGTTGTAATATGGTTTTTCATCCTTCCATATCTTGATGGTCCATTTTGTATACCATCTTCTGTTAAGCTTCACCCAGTTCTGTACACCTATAGTGTTGCTGTAGTGACACACGCCCTGCTCATCGTAATATTCCACCCTGAACCTACTTTTGGAATTACCTCTTATCTCAAGGAATGGTTCTAGAACAAAAGTGTGAGTGATAGTGATGTGCTCTCCAGACTGTAGTGGATCGTTCACTACCTTCTGATATATGGCTAGATGGGATAGGGCAAACAATAACTCCTGGTCCTCAGGAATAGTATATGTCTTTGGGTTCTTCAGCTGTTCATACACCTGTTCCTTCAGTTTTTTAGGATCTAAATCAGTGATGTACTGGGTAAACATATCTCCATACTGAGGAAGGTTACGAGCTATAATGGGCTTACTAAATCCTATAGCCTCTCTAATCACGAGAGGATTGCATTCAAATGTGCTGTTAAAAAGGAAGAGGTCACATCCCTTCATGAAACTACCTACATCATTACGCTCTCCCCACACATGCACATTAGAAGGAACATCTTTCATTAGAGGTTCCCAGTAGTGCTGGAAGTTACCTGCTTGATTCCCTACAAAATGGAACTGTACATCTGGCATTTGTCTAGCTAGCTCTACAGCTTCTCCTTGGTTCTTGCCAGGGGTCCACAGTCCTACATTCAGTACATGCTTTCCTGGTCCTAGGTCTAGTTTTACAGCATCCTTCTTTTCTATGGGATATTCCACCACATATTTAGGAGAAGGCATGTTTGCAAATGTCTTCAGGTGATGTGGTGTACAGAACATGTAGCTGTCTGGATGAAAACGCTTTTCCAAATCTGGCTTGAACACAATGTTATGACAGGTTTCTACCATCCTCCATGTCCTATCAGGAGCATACAAAGCTTCTCTTAGGGGTTCTGGCCAGTTGTTATGACCATCTTCTACCATCTCCTCTATATGTACAACATCAATATTGTTGTTCTTTATGATATCTATGAGCTCATGCTTATTCTCTCCCAGCGTGTAGAAGTGTTTCACCAGATTCTTTATCTGATTCTTCTGTACAATATAATGATCGCTGTGGTTTGAGTATTCCACCACATATATCTCTACATTGGTGTGAGCCTGCAAAGCTTGTATTCTTCTCAAGAGGAAGGCAGGCATCCCACCTGTAGATAGATGTGGAGCTAAGAACAACACTCTCATGTTCCTCTTTTGACGCTCTATCATTCTGTACATGGTGACAGCATCTTTCTCTCCGTGATAGAACAGTAGTTTATCCTCTGTTGCAGGAGTGGTTACAAAATGACTAACCTGTCTTTTCTCACCAGTGAATTCTACGTTGTTCACCATATCTAGTGAACCGTTTATATATAGATAGGGCAGTCCCTTGTTCACCCTCCACTTCCACAGAAGCACATTGGCTATAGTCTCCTCGTGATAGGGAGCGTAATATTGTGGGTTCTTAAGGATGACTGGATGGTTACACATCCACACCCATTCATCTAGAAAGTTTTCACACCACTGACCAGCTACAAAATAACCTGTCTGTCTGTAGGTGGTTCTAAAATACTGATCCACCTTGAACAAGTAACAGGCTGGATGTTCTAGGGTGGTAGATAGGTCATCGTAAGACATTGCTCCACCCCTACCGTTCAGCACCATCCAGTCATATATACCCTCTACAAAATAGGGGTAGGCATTCTTCTCTGGGAAGTAGTCAAAGATGGTGTCTATATACTTAGTGGCTACGCTATCACTGTCTACATAAGCCACTGTCTTAGCATATCTAAGCGCATCTTTTACAATAGCTGGGCGCTGTATAAGTATCTTGTATATATCACTGCTAGCTCTATTGATGTATTTGTCCTGTTTAGGATTGTCAACGTTGCATTCCCACTTGATAGTGACAGCTCCCTTTATATCAACATCTGAATTAAGCATATAGACAATAATGGGAATCTTGCTCACCATCTTAATGCTGTCCACACAGGCTTGTACAGTGTCCTTGTAGCTTTCTGTGGCATAGAGTACATAGGCCTTTTCCCACTTGCTATCCTCCATTATGTAATAGCCATACCACTGATTATCATACAGTTTTACCAAACTGGGATATCTATCCATCATCACCTGTGGTGTGAGGTCTGGCTGTAAGTGAGTTTCATGCTCATTTCCATATTCTGCCCCATCTTGAGGCATCATGTAGGGAATAGCTACAAGACACCCCATCTCTGAAAATAATATCTTGTCTATTAGACGCTTGGCATCCTCTGTAGACAGATGTTCTAGGACATCTCCCAAAATGATGAAATCATAATCCTCTATGTTGAACTCACGTATGTCTGCTATATAGACATTGTCATATTTAGATCTTAGATTGAATTGATCTACGTAAGGAGCCCAGATTTCTACAGCATCTATTCTGTAGCCATGATCTCTAAGCAGGTCAGAATATGTACCCTGTCCAGGACCTACATCTAGGATGCGTTTGCTGTTAGGAACATTATCTATTATCCACTGCTTTATTTCAGGTTTAAAATATGTGTAACTGTTTGGCATATAAGCCCAAAGGTAGAAAAAAAATTTGGTAGTTTCAAAACAATTTCTTAGATTTGTGCCTAGAGACCTACTCTGTCAAGTTATTGCTATATTATGCCCTGACCTGGGCGCTATTTTACTAAACTCCATGACGTTCCTTTTCTCTTTTCGGATGAGACGGGGAACGTTATTTTTATTTACCAATGAAATTCGTTAAAGACAACCTGATAGCCATTATTGTTTCTATTCTTCTCGTCTTAGTATTTTTACAAAGATGCGAACAGCCCATCATAGAGGCTCCCAGGATTGTTAGAGACACTGTTTTAGTTGTCAAGGAATCCTTTACAACTACCAAGCCCCAGGTGGTTAAAACAATAGCGATAGAATCACATGATACTATCATCACCCAGCAATACATCCCAGATACTAACTATGCAAAGCTTGTGTTGCAGTATCAAGAGGTTGTGAATCAACTACTTGCAAAGAATATCATGCAAGATAGTGTGGCTATAGACAGTGTGGGGTATGTTAAAATCATAGACACTGTCCAGAAAAACCTGGTTATAGGCAGATCTACTAAGGTGAACATTCGCTATCCCATTATTAGGGAAACTATCACCCTGCCAGCAAAAAAGACCAACCAGCTGTATGTAGGGGGGGCTATCCTAGGGACATCTGCACCAAACACAATTATGGGGTCTGCTCTTCTGAAAACCAGGAATGAAAAACTGTTTGGAGGGTCACTAAGTATAAACACTTATGGCGATGTTCAGTATGGAATTCACTCTTATTGGAAGATAAAACTTAAGAAATGAACCTAGATAAACTAAAAGGACACATCCCAGACAGCGTAATATCTCAGATTCCTGACACTATGCAGAAGTTTGAGCTCAATACACCCTTAAGACTAGCTCACTTCCTGGCTCAAACAGGGCACGAGAGTGGTGGTTTCAAGGCTACAACCGAGAACCTGAACTATGGGGCAAAAGGCCTTCTAGGTATATTTAAGAAATACTTCCCTACAGAAGCCAAGGCTAAGGAATACGAGCGTAAGCCTGAAAAGATAGCCAATTTGGTATATGGAGGAAGAATGGGCAATGGTCCTGAAGCCTCTGGCGAAGGATTTAAGTTCCGTGGAAGAGGTTACATCCAGCTTACAGGAAAGGATAACTACAAAGCATTTGATGCTGTGGTTCCTGAGGACATCCTAGCTAATCCAGACTTGGTGGCTAGCAAATATCCCCTCCTTTCTGCAGCATGGTTTTTCCATAAAAATGGATTACACAAGATAGCTGACAAGGGTGCTACAGACGCTGTAGTTACTGAGGTGACTAAGCGTGTAAACGGTGGTACAATTGGTCTGGCTGATCGTATTAAACATTTTAAAGAATATCATAATCTATTAGCATGAAAAAGTTTTTCCACGATCTCTTCAATGATGAGAATTCCATCAACGAGAAAGCAGTGATTGGATTTGCTGCCTTCATCATGATGACCATATTTGCTATTGCAGATATTGTTACAGGAGCTATGAACAAGCCTCTGTTGGTTAACGAGTTCATATTTGACTCTTTTAAAATACTCACTATTGCTTGCTTCGGTATAGCATCTGTAGATAAATTTATTAACAAAACAAAAGGAAACAACAATGAGCAAGAAGGAATTGAAAGTTAACGCTCTCCCCATCAGCTTTGCTGAGTTTGCAAAAGAGCCTGTAAAAGGGCTTATGTTCATCTGTCTGGTGGCTGTAGGCTACCTGTATATAGATGGTAAAATGAACTACAATAAGCAAATTGAAGTGCAAGGCAAAAAGATTGAGTCACTGGAAGCTAAAATAGACGACCTGAGCTCTAAGCTCAAAAGATCTGACAGCCTCCTAGCTGCCTCTCTGGCTAAATTAACCACTCTCCAAGAATTAGGACAAATCAAATGAAAAGGTTTATCATAATTTCAATCCTAGTGTTCGGATGCACAAGCGAAGCTCAGCAAACCACTAGAAACCAAGAAGTTGACACTGTTTTTCTAAAAAGTGACAGCCTTGCAAAAGAAGCGATGGCTGTACTTCCTAAGACAGATGAACAAGTTCATACGATAGTGGAAAAAATGGATGCCCAGATGGACAACCTGAAGGCTGAGATAGCAAAAGCAAAGAACACTAAAACCATCATAAGAGACACTATTTACATTACAGAGAAGAAGAACTTCTGGGGTAAGAAAAAGACCACGGTGGACAGTTCTGGATCTGTAGTGGTAGATTCTCTTGAAAACTAAAAACCATGGCAAAATCAAAAGCACTAGGTGATTCACGTAAAATCACCTTTGGAAGACGCAAAGGTGGGAAAGCTAGAAAGTCTAGCGGTCCCAAGGTGAGAAAGACCTCTAAATACAGAGGTCAAGGTAGATAACGAAAACCCCCTGTATGGACGGTGATCATGTACAAACAATTGAAAAAGAAGCAATTACGAAGCTTACGAGATGGTTCTCTAATGCTGGCAATGTTCTTTTTGCCCTTTGGGTACGACTTTCTTTTCAAGCTTATCATGCAGGTAACTGGCTCGTATTGGGTGGCAGATCTTATTTTCTATGGAATCTCAGGCTGCTTTTTCTTGTCATATATCTTGCTATCCAAATATTTAAACAAATTTAGTTAGAGCCGTTTTAACAAACTTGGTTAACCTAATTTGTTGATGCTCATTGTTTTTTGTTAATTTCACCATAGATTTGTAACTTATGCCAATACCCTCAAGAGGAATAGGATGGAGCACACAGGATAACCTGCTGTGGCAGATTGCTAAACAGATGGAGCAAGCTAGCTGTCAGCTCTGTACGCTTAACAATAATATTGAAACCATTACAGGAACTAGCGGTACCTCTGGTACTAGCGGTCTAACTGGTAGTAGTGGAACATCTGGAACATCTGGAATAGACAGTAGCTCAGGAACTTCTGGTGTGAATGGAACTTCTGGAACAAGCGGAACGTCTTACAATCCTCCTTTTGCACCAGTGTATGGACTGTTTGCCCAGACAGCTAACAGTGCTATTGTTACAAACACCACTGTAGAGACCACTATTATTGATGGTGGTGTAGGTACACTCACTGTTCCTGCAAATGGCTTTGCTATTGGGGACAGCTTTAGAGCAGATTTGGCTGGTGTAATGAACGCTGACAACAACCAAACTTTGAGAGTTAGAATCAAAGCTGGATCTATCATCCTGGCTGATAGTGGTGCTCAAAATCTGGGAAGTTCAATTAATGGAGATGTTTGGTCTTTGTCAATCAACTTTACAATCAGAGCGTTAGGTGGTCCTGGTGTAGCTTCAGTAGTGAGTCTGGGAACATTTAATTTTGTAAAAACAAACAACGGTACGGTGGAAGGATTCTCTTTCAACAGTGTGAATAACACCACCTTTGATACAACCATCAGCAATACACTAGATATCACTGTTCAGTGGGGCTCAGCAACCACAGCAAATAACATATACAGCGACATATTTGTCCTGAATAAAATATACTAAAATGCCAATACCAAGTAGAGGAATAGGTTGGGGTACAACAGAAAATCTGTTATGGCAAATCGCTAAACAGCTGGAGGGAATTTCCTGCCAGCTTTGTGATTTAAATAACAATTTCACTACCACCACCACATCTACTACCATCGCGTAGTAGAGATAATAAAAACCAACAAACTACATATGAAGGATCTTAAGTATGTCTGTGTTCAGCCAGACGATTCTTATTACACATGGCAAGTGCACATGTGGCTTGAGAGTCTAAAGAACAGAGGGGAAAGCGATAAAGCAATTGTGCTCATATTCATTCCCAACTACAGAGAACAAAACCCCAAATGGCAGCAAGTGATAGACTTGTATCCTGAGGCTGAGTTCCACTTCTATAAAGACAAACATGATGTAAGTGCTCTTTTGGGTATTTATATTCCTGTTCTGAGACCTTACACCCTTTGGAGACACTGGAAAGAAAACCCAAGTCTCAGTGATAAGGCCATATTCTACTGTGATTCAGATGTGTTGTTTACACAACATTTTGACATTCAACAGTTTATAGAAGACGATGTGTGCTATCTATCTGATACACAGAGTTATATAGGCGCTGCTTACTTTGACAGCAAAGTGAAAGATGTACTTCCTGACAAACTGGAAGAATACAAAACTAGAGACATCCTAGCTGAGATAGGTAGCGTAGTTGGGATTAGTAGGGAGGAAGCTGAAGAAAGAGATAAAGATTCAGGTGGTGCACAATACCTCCTGAAGAACATAGATGCAGCTTTCTGGAACAAGGTGATGAATGATTGCATCCTGATTAGAAGCTACCTTCAGAGAATAAACAAAGAGTTCTTTGAGAACGAAAATAAGGGATTCCAAAGTTGGTGCGCTGATATGTGGGCTGTGCTGTGGAACCTGTGGGTGAGAGAAAAAGAGGTGAAGGTGATTGAGGAGATGGGATTTTCCTGGGCTCCTGACTCAATAGAAAAACTAAAGACACACCCCATCCTTCATAATGCAGGTATTATAGGTACACAAATGGACGGATATGCCTGCTTCTATAAAGGTAAATACCACGCAAGCGGTGACCCAACTAAAGATCCTCATCTAGATGTAGTGTTAAATGATGAGAAAAGTAAGCCACGTTGTACGTGGTATTACGCAAACGAGCTTAAAAAATTATCTAATAAATACAATCTTAATTATTAATCATGGCCACAATTGACAAACGCCCGCTCAAAGCCTATGTACGCTTTGATGGTACTG